TGAGTTTCGCAGGCTTGAGGGTGATGAAGAGATTTACTGGAGGCTGATTGACCCGCGTTCTGGTGGCACACCAGCGTCTATCAAGGGTGGGGCATCCTTGGTGGAGATGATTGCTGACGAGCTTGACATGGAATTTGAGCAGGCGAGTGGTGTTCACATTGAGCAGGGGATCTCGCTGATCAACGATGCCTTGAGTTACGACACGGAGACAAAGTTGAGCGTGGTGAACGAGCCAAAGCTGTATATAAGCAGTGAGTGTGGCAACCTGATTGACTGCATGAAGGAGGCTACCCCTGCTGGTGGCGGCAAGAACGCCTATAAGGACATGATAGATAGTTTAAGGTACTTGATGTTATTCAGGCCAGAGTATGTAATGGACACCAGCTTTGCTGGGGTGGGTGGGGGAAGTTACTGATGGCCGCAGACTTTCCTCCATTATTAACCCGCGCACAAGCGTCCAAGTTGACAGGGATGAGTACAAAGTATTTGGATAGACTGCGGGTAGAGGGCGTTGTGCGCGTCTATACAATGTTGGGTGGCAGCACTCACAGGTTTTACCGTGATGACCTGCTGGAGCATTTGGGATTAAACGGGGAGAAACAACAAAATGGAAAACACTGACATATTGGCAACGCACACGGGGCAACCTGATGTGCCTGAATTGATTAAGGAGTTTCGGCGCAGCATGGAGGATGGGTTCACGGTTGAGCGCACCAGTGCTGCTGACAAGGCTCGGTATATGCGTTGGACAGGGCAGTCTGACGATGGCAAGAAGCATGATGAGAATCTGCCAGAGGGCCAGCCTGCCTTCCCGTGGGATGGTGCATCGGACACGCGCATCCCGCTGGTGGACTCCATCATCAACGACTGTGTGGATATGTTTTCCACAGCCAGTTCTAGGGCGCAGTTGACTGTGAGCGGCACTGAGTTGGGAGACTTGGAAGCTGCGGGCGCGGCCACGACCCTGATGAACTGGGTGAAGAACAGCCTGTACAACCAGCTTGGCAGTGAGAGCGAGATGTTGGCGCAGTACATGATGGCGTATGGCTGGAGCGCGGTGTTTGTTGGCTGGGATCAGCAGAGTGCGTTGAAGACGCAGGCATTGGGTCTGGACGAGGTCATGGCTATGAGCCAGCAGGCTCCACCGGACAGCCTGTTGGCGTCCCTGCCAGAGATGATTAACGACCCGCAGCAGGAGGGTGAGGTGGCGCAGGTGGTGATGGACTATGTGCCGGGGATGAAGAAGCGTGCGGCTCGCAAGGTGGTCAAGAGCCTGCGCGAGACTGGGGCGGCAGAGTTTCCTGTACCGTACCTGTGCCGTAACGCCCCTGCCGTTGTGGCGTTGAAGCCTTATGACGATGTGCTGTTCCCGCCAGAGACAATAGACTTGCAGCGTGCAAGGGTGGTGTTCCGCAGGCAGTTTATGAGCGAGGTGGAGTTACGCAGCCGCGTGACAGACGAGGGTTGGGACTCCAACTTCGTGGATCAGGCACTGCACACGGCTGGCAAGAGTGCTGGCTTGAGCGATGTGAGCAGGGTCTTGAGTGCCTTGGCTGACAACGTGGTAGAGCGCAGGGACAACCTGGTTGAAATAGTATGGGCATACACGCGCCAACTGGATTCCAATGGTGTGCCGGGAATCTTCTACACTGTTTTCTGCCCGATGCTGGGGAGCAACGATGGTGAGGAGCAGGTATTCGCGAAGCATGAGATGCTGGATTATGCGCATAATCTTTATCCCTTTGTGTTGTTCCGCAGGGAGCAACTGGCTCGCCGGGTCACGGAGAGTCGCGGGGTATCGGAGATTGCGCGCACTTGGCAGCAGGAGATCAAGGCGCAGCGTGACAGTGTGTTTGATTCTACGAGCTTTGAGACACTGCCGCCGATACAGGTAAGCAAGCGGCTGGGCATGGCTAACAAGATCGGGCCTGCGGTGCAGTTGCCTGTCACCAAGCCGGGAGACTACCAGTTCCTGCAACCGCCGAGCCGTCCACCGACTACGGCGATGACCGTGGTGGAGACGGTGCGTATGCAGGCTGACGAGTATTTCGGGCGACCCAACAAGCTCATCCCGCCGATGGTGACGCAGTTGAAGCAGCAGCGGGCGGTGAACCAGTGGCTGCGTGGGTGGACAGATGTGTATCGTCAGGTGTTCAGGTTGTGTGTGCAGTATTATTCGCTGGACGAGTTGATGCGGATTACCAATGCGCAGTCTGCGGAGGCGATAAGTCAGGATGCGCATCGGTATGATTTCATCTTGAAGTTCAACGTGGCAGAGATGGATGCAGATTTGGTGAAGTCCAAGTTGGAGGGTATAAGCACGATTGCCACGACCTTGGATGCGGCGGGTCGCATTGACAAGGTGAAGCTGGTGGAGACGGCGTTGCGGGCGGTGGCCCCGGAGTCTGCTGACGAGTTGTTGGTGGATGAGGCGGCTGCGAGCCAGCAGATGTACAACGGGGTAAAGCAGGACATTGCGAATATGCTGCTGGGATTTGAGGCGAGCTATGTGGATGCGAGCAACGACCCCACGGCTGGCACGAAGTTGCAGATGGCGCAGGAGATTGCGCAGAGCAACCCGAATGTGGCGCAGGCGATGGAGGGCAATGAGATGTTCAAGGGCTTGATGGAACGATTTTTGCAAAATCTTCAAATGGGAGTCATGCAACAGCAAAATAAGACCATAGGAAAACTTGGCACGAAACCAGCGGCAATGGGTTAAGTTATGGATGACATCAACTGGGCAGTTTTTCAGTGGGAGGGGCGCAACGAGCTATGGGAGGAAGTGCTGGGCCAACTGGCTAACTTCCAGACCAGTGAGTGCGAAGTTGCACTCTCCCCTGACCTCACCAACGAGCAGCGGCACTACCTTGCAGGCAAGGCGGCTGCGCTTTCTGAGTTCAAATACCATCTAGATCACCTTCGGCAGATGGCAGAAGAAAACAAAAAATAGCACTTTCATTACCTTTCGTTACCTTTCATTACCCTCCCCCAAGGTAAGGGGTTGTTTCAAGTTCCTTCTGCTCGTCTAATTACCAATGGCAGAGCGTTTCTGTGTACCGCCTTGCCCTGTGAAATTTAAACACTGCTATCGGAGTTACTTGTTACTCCCTAAAAAAACATGGCCGATACAACTGAAGGGCAAACGGACAGCCCTACCCAAACCGTGGAGCCGCAGGAAGACCTCGATCAGGTGGGCTTGGCTAATTTGCTAAAGGACACACTTGAAAGGGAGGAGCAGCCGGAACCTCAACCGACTGATGCGGAAGAACAAAGCGAGGAAAGTGAACCGTCTGAGGAACCTTCAGTGAGTGCTGAAGAGGAACCAGACAACGATCTTTCCCAGAATGAAACGACTGAAGCGGAGGCTGAACCAGCCGCCGACGAGGTAGAGGAAGACGCGGATGAAAGCGGGTTACCTGCTGACGTTCAGGAGTCTGTAAACAAGCGCATTGGCAAGGAAGTCAAGAAGCGGAAGGCACTCAAGGAAGAGTCTGAAGCGGAGATAATCGAGTTAAGGCGCAAGCTGGAGGAGGCGGAAGCCAAGGCCGGGGAAGGTGGAGAAGCCTTCACCCCCACGGTTACGGAAGCCAACCCCTTTGCGGAACTCAACAGTGTTGAGGATGTGCAAAAGGAACTCCTTCGGGCAGAGCAGACACTGGAGTGGGCAGAGGACAACCCGGAAGGGGCGTACCTTGAGGTTGAGGGCAGTGACAAGGAGTTTACTGCCGAGGATGTCAGGGTGATACGCCGCAAGGCCGCACGCGCGATAAGGCGTCAGTTACCGGAGCAGCTTGGATACATTCAAGCACGCGACCATCTGGAGCCGCAGGCACTTGAAGCCTTCCCTTGGTGGAAGGACAAGGCCAGCAGCGACTACCAGAATGCGATGCAGGTGCTTCGGGCGATGCCCGACTTGGCTCGTTTTCCTGACTACAAGTTTGTGGTTGGTGATTACTTAAAGGGCCGGGAAGTGCGCGAAACCTCACCGAAGGCGAAGGCTAAAAAAGCCAAGGGGGTGAAGAAAGCACCACCGCAGCCGACAGCATCTGCGGAACAGCCAGCCCCGGTAAACCCGGAGGCGGTTCGTTCAGCTTCTGCGAAGCAGGCGTTTCAGGAATCAGGAGGGGTTGATGAATTGGCAAATATAATCAAGCTAGATTTATAGCTTGGAAGGGAGGAGCTAATGGCTCTATTACTAGAAAAAGACCAAATCGGAAAAAGAGAAGATTTGGCTGACCTAATCGCCCTTGTCGATGTTCATGACTGTCCAGTTGTTAGCACGGCCAAGAAGGGATCAAAACCGGGGAACACACTCATGCAGTGGCAGGCAGATGCCTATGCTGCGAGCGTAACCACCGGAACAGTTGACGGTACTGATGTCAGTGCCTACGAAAACCCCGGCGAGAACCGTGCGATTCTGAGCAACTACGTTCAGATTCATCGCCGTGTTGTCCGTGTGTCTCCACTCGCCCTTGAGATCAGCAATGTTGCTGGAATTAAGGATGAAATTTCCAGTGGTATTGCACGAAAACTTGTGGAAATTAAGAGAGATATGGAGACCAGGTATCTGTTACAGGAGGGTGACTCCGGTGCAGATGCACAGTTGGATGCTGGCGGTTCCACGCCATACCTGACCAAGTCGTTGGGTGAGTGGATAAGCACAGCGGGTGGCGCAGTGTTGCAGGTTCCTGAGGCATTCCGTACTCCGACTGCGAGCATTGAGACAACTGCAACGACAGCAAACATCACTGACACTACGGTTCAAGATGTGTTGTCGAGCATCTACTCGGAAACCGGAAGCATCAAAAACTACATGATGCCTCTGGGACGCACGCTCAAGCGAGCCTTCACGGATCGCATGACGGGTACTCGCGCCGCGACTGGTGCAACTGACCTACCAGCCACACAGGTTCGCACATTCTCGCCACTATCTGGCAAGAAAGTGACGTTCGCCGTCGATATTTTCGAGGGCGACTTCGGTACTGTCCGGTTGGTTCCAGATAATTTCGCGCCAGCTTTGACTGACGGATATGTTCTGGACATGGACGGGATTGAGATTCGGTACGGTAAACTACCGGAAATCAAGGAACTGCCAGATGCTGGCGGTGGCCCGATCAGGATGATTGAGGCTGTGGCTGCGCTGATTGTACACAATCCGCTGAGTCACGGTAAGTTCAACTTGGGCAGCTAAAATTAGCTGATGCTTGAGGAAGCAATCAACTCTCTGCCGGGGGATATACGACACCGCGTAGGTGAAGTCCTTCGGCAGAGAGTCTTGTCCCAATGCGACGATGCCTTTGCGCAATCAAAGGCAATTGCGCAGGACAATACTTCGCGCGAGTACCGCCACACGGAGGGCTTGGGCGAGATTAGGGCGAGCATCCCAGCGACAGCAGCCCACTACTGGACGCTGCGTGAGGGTGAAGGAATCTGGAGCGACAAGAAGTTCGTGAAGCGTTTCTTGCAGGACAACCCTGAAGCCAAGGTGAAGTCAGTCTCGGCAAAGACACAGGTTGGCTACACGGGAGATGGGTTCTTCCGAAGCAGGATGGGGCGGAAAGTTAAGGTCTACAAGTAATGAGGAAGGCTACCTTTAGCAGTGTCCTGTACGGTGTGGCTCACCTTGCGGGGTTGGACAGGGATAACCTGTCAACAAATGAATTTACCCGGATACGGGACTTGGCTGACGCCCGGTTGGCGTTGGCGTGGGAGTCAGGTGAGTGGCCTGACACCCTGCTGTTCGAGGAGCGCACCTTCCGCCCCTTGTGGAGTAGCGGCACAACCTATGCGAAGGATGATGAGGTTTATTATGCAGCGAAGGACAAATATTACCAGAGCATGGCCGCAGCCAACACCGCCAACACTCCAACCGACAAGGATTGGTGGGCAGACGCGAGTGAGACTCCAACTGGAGACGATTGGGTCAGCAGCACGGCCTATGTGTCTGGAGATACAGTTAAATACACAACAGATGGAAAATACTATTGGTGTTATGCTGCTCATACATCAAGCGTTAGCATCACACCGACATCAAGTAGTTATTGGACGCAACTGATTCCGTTTGACCGCTACATAGCCTATGAGCAGACAGGCGAAACGAAGATTGGTGAGTACCTGTCGGTGACCAGCAAAGACCCGCGCAACTTTACCGCCAACAAGGAGTACAGTTACGAACTGACCGGGCTGGGAGCGCACGTTGCCAAGGATGTGAACAAGGTGTGGATAAAGGGGAGAAAGCAAAGACCGCTCCTGACAGGCGACAACTACTCCTCGACCAGCACCTATGTGGCTGACGACCAGGTGTACCATAATGGAAACTTTTATGATGCTAATCAGGCAGTGGGCGTATCTGAATCACCAACCTTGACGGCGTCCAAGTGGACACTGGTGGAGTTACCCTATGTCTTTGGCAACTATTTAATCAGGGGGGCATTCGCGGATTACCTACGGGCAACCGGGAACAACGAATTAGCAGCACCAGCCGATGCAGATGCGGAGGCAGTGATGACGGTGGAGGCAGACAAGCTACTGCGCCAGCAGGGGCAGGTCAAGAGGGTGCAAATGTTAACTTATTAGGGGGCAACAATATGGCGAATAAAAAAATCACGCAAATGACGGAGCTAGGCGCGACACCTGCGAGTGACGACAAAGTTCCATTGGTGGACGTTGACGACACGACGGGGTCGGTGGATGGCACGACGAAGTGGGTCAGTGTAGACAATTTAATTTCAGAGGTGGCCGTCTCAGACATGACCGCGAGTGCGGTGGTGACTGAGAGTGAGGGGATAGGTTCAAGCGATAATGACACATCCTTCCCAACCAGCGCGGCGGTAAAGGATTATGTTGACACGAACGTGACCGCGCAGGACTTGGACTTTCAGGGTGATTCAGGTGGCGCACTGGCGATTGATCTGGATAGTGAGACTTTGACGGTGGCTGGCGGCACGGGCATCGACACAGTGGGATCGAGTAATACCGTCACGGCGAGCATCGACTCGACGGTGGCGACCCTTACTGGCACGCAAGAACTCACCAACAAGACTTTAACTGACGCGGAAGCCAACACTCAACCTGCGCTGGACGCCAGCACCGCGCTGGCGACTACAGCATACGCTGATGCAGCAGTTGCCGCAGCGGCTGGAGACATTACAGGAGTCACAGCTGGAGCAGGTTTGACCGGAGGTGGCGCATCGGGTGATGTGACTGTGACTGTTGGTGCAGGAACAGGGATAACCGTTAATGCAGACGATGTTGCCCTGACAAATAGTGCAGTCACAGTTGGTTCAACTTCAATCAGTCTAGGCGCAACTGCGACAACCATTGCTGGACTGTCCTCTGTAACCTCCACAGCCTTTGCGGGAGGGCTGACAGGCGATGTCACTGGAGATGTAAAGGCTGCGGATGGTGCTGTTGCATTTGATTCAGGGGCGACTGTGGCATTGTCCTCGCTGGGGGACGGAGTTTTTGCGACTACACAATCTGCCTCTGACAATTCTACAAAGGTTGCGACCACTGCTTACGTGGATGCACAGGTGGGAACTTCCGATACGTTATCCGAGGTGTTGGATAATGGAGGGACAGCGATAAGCTCGGCTCTTGCGGGGGTTATTTCAGACGAAACGGGAAGCGGCGCACTGGTGTTTGCCACCAGCCCAACGCTGGTAACTCCAGCACTCGGCACTCCAATAAGCGGTGTGGCAACAAACCTGACTGGAACAGCAGCAAACCTGACAGCGGGAACCGTCACCACCAATGCGAATTTGACGGGCGATGTAACAAGTTCGGGCAACGCCACCACCTATAATGGCACACTGGGCGTGGCGAAGGGCGGCACAAACATTACCAGCTACACGGTGGGCGACATACTTTATGCTGACACCACCACTACACTTGCAAAGCTCGCTGCTTCAACGGACGGGTACTTGTTAACGGCGACTGGGGCTGGGTCTGCTCCCGCATGGGAAGCAGCACCAGCGGCGTCAGTAGACATAGGAAGCTCAATCCCCAGCGGTACAAGCGGATCAATCCTGTTTGTGGATTCATCCACGCAACTGGCGCAGGACAACTCCAATTTCTTCTGGGATGACAGCAATAATCGCCTCGGCATCGGGACAACTGCGCCAGCTAATACGCTTCATGTTCAAAAAGACGTTGATGATTTTGTCGCTAAAATTGAAAATGACGGAAATTCAACTAGCAGTAATGGGCTTTGGTTGGATACCAGATGGAACACCGG